ATTTACAACTGGTGTCGGTAATTTCCCTGGTGGATTAGATCGCAATTTTGCAATGCAAGTACCTGCCGTTTCACGTTGCAGAAATCTTATAGCTGGTGTAGTTTCCTACTTGCCATTGAAGCTTTACAAAAAGTCAAATGGTGAGGAGTTGGGGAACCCTCTTTGGATAGATCAACCAGACTATCGACAACCAAGATCCGTCACCATATCATGGACTGTCGATAGTCTTTTATTTTATGGTGTTGCATATTGGCGTGTAACAGAATTATATGCAGATGATTTAAGACCATCACGATTTGAGTGGGTCGCTAATAACAGAGTTACATTTACTACAAATAAGTTTGGCACAGAAGTAGAAGAATATTATGTAGATGGTGTCAGAGCGCCAATGACAGGTATTGGTTCACTTATCACATTTCAAGGATTAACACAAGGCGTGTTAACTACAGCCGCACGTACAATTCAAAGCGCATTAGATTTAGAAAAAGCCGCAGCCGTATCCGCTGCAACACCAATGGCCACAGGATTTATTAAAAATACTGGTGCAGATATGCCAGAAGCACAAGTACAAGGATTATTAGCCGCATGGAAATCAGCACGTCAAAATAGAAGCACAGCATATTTAACTAGCACATTATCTTATGAAGCAGTTGGCTTTAGCCCTAAAGAAATGATGTACAACGAAGCACAACAATATTTAGCCACACAAATTGCTAGAGCAATGAACGTACCTGCATATTACATAAGCGCAGATATGAATAACTCAATGACATATCAAAATATTATTGATGGTCGCAAAGAGTTTGTAGCTTATTCACTACAGCCGTTTATTTGTGCTATTGAAGATCGCTTAAGTATGGATGATATTACTCCACGTGGCCATGTAGTTAAGTTTGCTATAGAAGAATCTTTCCTAAGAGCTGACACAATGAAGCGCCTAGAGGCATTAGAAAAAATGATCAATCTAGGTTTAATTGATGTGGAAGAAGCAAAGGAAATGGAACAAATGACACCTAACGGGAGAGAAACAGAAGATGAAACTTACATTCAGTAGCCACGTAGAAGCTGCGGATACAGAGCGCAGAGTTATTGCTGGCAAAATTGTGCCGTTTGAAGAAGTAGGCAATACTTCCGTAGGCAAGGTCGTATTTGCTAAAGGCTCAATAGAAATAGGCGATCCAGGCAAAGTTAAGATGCTTATGCAACATTCACCAGAGCGCCCAATAGGTCGCATGCAAAAGTTTAATCAAGCAGAAGATGGTATATACGCATCATTTAAGATAAGCGCATCTATGCAAGGTCAAGATGCTTTAATTCTTGCTGGCGAGCAATTAATTGATGGCTTATCTGTCGGTGTTGATGTAAACAAGTCTGTACAGAAAAAAGATTATTTATATGTAACCAGTGCAACTCTAAGAGAAGTTAGCCTGGTAGAAAGCCCAGCTTTTACAGCTGCGCAAGTAACTAAAGTTGCTGCTAGTGAAAACGAAGCAGAGGACACAAACCAAACAACAGAAAGCGAGGCTCCTGTGGAAGATTTAGCAACAGCGCCACAAGAAGCAAAGGCAGAGGCTGCTACTCCTACAGTAGAAGCTGCTCGCCCAGTAATTACAGCACCATTAATCCAAACAAAAGTACGTACGCCAATTGATTCAATGGCTAAGTACACAGAGCACAAAATCAAGGCTGCACTAGGTAGCGAAGATTCAAAACTATTCATTGCCGCAGCGGATGATTTTTCAAATAACACAGCATTTAACCCAACTCAATATTTAACTGAGTTTGTAACAAATACACGTTTTGGCACACCAGCAATTGATGCATGTTCACAAGGCACACTGCCAGCATCAGGTATGACAATCAACGTACCATCTTTGGTAACTGCCGCAGGTGGCGGAACTGGCGTAGCGCCAACAGTAACTGTAGAAGCAGAAGGCGGCGCAGTATCTAACACAGATATGCAAACCAACTACTTAACAGGTACAGTGTCTAAGTACTCAGGTATGAACACACTATCAGTTGAGTTGCTAGAGCGCTCAGATCCAAACTTCTATGCAGAATTGACACAACAGTTGCAGAATCAGTATTTAACAACAATTGATACAGCTGTAGTAGCTGCTTTAATTGCTGCAGGTACTAACGCATCTGCTACAACCGCAGACAGCGACGGAATCATTGCTTACACTTCACAAGCTGCAAAGCTAGTGTATGAAAACACAGGATTCTTTGCACAGAACTACATTGGCAACCCAGCACAATGGCAGGCATTGATGGGCGCAGTTGATTCAACCAAGCGACCAATTTACAATGCGATTCAACCAATGAACGCAGCTGGAGATGTACGCCCTACATCAATTCGTGGTAACGTGCTAGGACTTGATCTATACGTAGACAAGAACTTCTCACAAACCGCATTTGATGATAACTCAGCGATCATCCTTGCACCAGAAGCATTTACTGTATATCGCTCACCTCAGGCATTTATGTCTGTTAACGTAGTATCAAACCTACAAGTACAGGTAGCAATTTACGGATTCATGGCAACAATTGCCAAGATGCCTTACGGAATCATCAAGTACGCAAAGGCCTAATAACCAAGTAATAATCCCTCAGGGTTTAGTAGCCCTAGCCCTGGGGGAGCTTTTTTAGATAAGGAGTAGAGATGCCAGCCACATATGTAACCGAAGCTGAGTTACGCAGTAATTTAGGTATTGGTTCACTCTACACTTCAGCTACAGTTGAAGAAGTTTGCCAAACAGCACAAGATTTACTTAATCAATATTTATGGTTTAATGATGCACCAGTAGTGGCCGCTGGATTACAAAACAATGTAGCCACATTAGTATTAGCAAACCCAGGCATATACGTAGTTGGTCAAACAATAAGCGTAGAAGGCTGTGGCAGCATTTATGGTGGCCAGCATGTAATTACTGGCACAATACCTGGATCAAATATTCCAGTATCTATAGCAAACACATTCTATAACTTTTTTTATAATTACTCATGGCCTAATGGCTATTCATTTATCCAATTTACTAAAGTACATGCAAACGACCCATTTCATAGAATCCTTCCGTATGGCAAAGCAAGTGGCCAAGATACTAAAGAAGATGATTATGCTGTGATCCCAGCAATTAGAGAAGCTGCAATGATACTAGCTGTCGATATATGGCAAGCTAGGCAAGTATCTCAAACTGGGGGCGTAGGCATGGATGGGATAACTGCAAGTCCTTATCGGATGGGCTTCCAGCTCGTAAATCGTGTAAGAGGCCTCATCCAGCCTTACGCCGCACCTTCATCATTGGTGGGCTAATGGCAGCCGTAACTACACTCCGAGGCACACTTGCAACAGCTTTAACTAACGCAGGTGTATGGTCAGTATTTAGTTTTCCACCAGCAACTCTTTTGGCCAATTCAGTCGTTGTTACCCCATCTGATCCGTATTTAGTGCCAAGCAATAACACACAAATAACAATATCGCCACTGGCTAATTTTAGAATATTGATGGCAGTACCAGCATTTGATAATCAAGGCAACCTAAAGGGTATGGAAGATTTTATAGTGGCAGTAGTAACTAAACTAGCAGCATCATCTTTAGTTATGAATATTACAAGCGTTTCCGCTCCAGCTATAACAAGTGCGGCGAGTGGAGATTTACTAACATCAGAAATAACAGTATCAATCCTAACGAGCTGGAGTTAAAATGAGCAGAGAAGATGATTTAGCCTTCTTAATTAAGACAGGCCAAATAAAGGAAGAACCAAAAGGCAAAGCAGCAACCAACAAGAATGACGAGGAGTAACAATGGCAATATACTTAAATAACAACGTCGGCGTTAAGTTGGCTACCAACGCAGCGCCTACTACACCTTCAATCGATATCAGCGACGTCGTATCAAGCGCTGTTATCAATCAAATCGTAGATGAGCTAGAAATCACCAGCATGGGAGACACCTCTCACCGCTATGTGGCTGGTTTGCAATCAGGCACATTTACTATAGACTTTATGAACGACTGGGCCTCATCTGAGGTTAGCCAGACACTAAATGATGCATTTGGTAAGACTTTATCTGTATCAGTTATTACAGTTAAGGGCACAGCCGTATCAGCTGCTAACCC